CACCGTCCAGGTACGCACCACCACCGCCAGAACCGTTAGTGGCTCGACCAGTGCCGCCGCCACCTCCACCGCCGCCGCCGCCTGTGAGGCCAGCGAACGTGGTGTCTGCGCCTGGTGCACCGATGACTATGTTGTATGTCTGGGGGGTGAGCGCCTTGGTTCCCGTGAGAACACCTCCGCCACCGCCGCCAGCCCACGCTCCGCCGTTACCGCCGCCACCTACGACGACGTACTCGACCGATCCCGCTGCGGTGCAGATGAACGATGAGTTGGCCTTGAAAACATGGAGTGCGTGAAGGACATCGTTGATGAACACAAACGACGTGGTTCCGCCGCTGCCGATCATCTTCTGCTTGACGCTCGGCGGGTTAGCGGGGCCGATCTCCTGCCACTCGCCCGCTTCTTTGATGTAGATACCCACACTGCTCCTTATCCGATTCGGTAGCCGATTAGCACGACACCCGCCGCACCAGTTAGGCCCGTAACTTGCTGCAGATACGGCCCACCACCGCCACCGCCGCCAGGACCACGTCCCGTCAACCCGTAACCGTTGTTGCCGCCACCGCCACCGCCTTCGGCGCAGACACCCAACGTTGCGTGGGTCTTCCCTGCACCGCCGTATCCGCCGCCCCAACATTCGGTGGGGCCGATAGCGGTTGCGCCTCCGCCACCGCCTGCTCGGGCGATGTCGCCAGACGTTCCGCCACCAGCGAAGCCGTTGCCGCTTGTACCGCCGCGACCGCCACCGTTCGGTGACCATCCCGAGATACCGCCCGTGCCACCCGTGGCAGAGAGGGAGCCGACCGTGGTGGTGCCGCCAGTGTCAGCAGCGCCACCAGTCGTAGGCGACCCCACGCCGCCAGCGCCGATCGTGATCGCGATAGCCGCCGCTTGCAGGACGAGAGACTGGGTTTCGAGGTACTTGCCAGCACCTCCACCGCCGCCGCCGCCTTCGCGGCCTCCACCGCCACCACCGCCACCACCGACGGCGACTGCGTAGAACGGCTGCACTGCCCGACTGACGGTGAGGGTGCCACTAGCGTTGAAGCGGTGGAATCGCCATGTCTCAGTAGTTCCGTTGTAGTTCGGGACATCTGTGACAGTGCCACCAGTCGCCGCGTTGTACGGTTCCAGTGCTGTTGCTACAGCGACGTTCGACCAGGCGGAGCGCCTGCCCTCAGCGGACACTGCGCGCACGCGATAGGCGTAGGAAGTGCCAGGCGTGAGGCTTGTGTATGTCTTGGCAAGTACGTTGCCAACGTTGTCAATAGTCATTAGGCCACCTCGTACTCCACGACAACTGCGCCAGCATTGCCAGCCTGACCAGGAATGGAGGCTTGCCCTCCGTCTGGCGCGCCACCTGCGCCACCTTCGCCAACGGTTGTTGCCAGCCCAAGTGCGGCCTGCTTGCCTGTGCAAGGGCTGGTCTGCGGGTGATTGTTGCCGCCACCGTTGCCGCCGTTAGCGGCGGGAGCAGGTACGCCAGGTCGGCCATCGCCGCCCGTGATTGCATCCTGGCCCCACGCGCCGTAACCGCCGCCGCCAGAAGTGAATCCAAGGGCAATCGAGTCGCCGCCAGGGCCGCCAGCGTGGGCAGTGCCAGCAGAGCCGCCAGCACCTACCGTGATGGTCGCAGCCCCAATGGCAACGCCAACCGCTTCGCCAATGTAGTAGCCACCGCCACCACCCTTGCCGCCGCCATGGGGGCCACCGCCGTCAAAGCCGTTCTTGCCTCCGCCGCCTCCGCCGCCGATCAGGTAGACGTAGAACGGGTTAGGGCTTTTGACGACATTGAGGGAGCCGTTGGCGGTGAAGGTGTGCCGAGCGAACTTCCTGCCATCAGAGGTGTAGGTAGTCATCGTGCCGCCAGTCGCCTCGTTGTACGGCACGGGAACGTTCTCGACCTCATAAGACCCGATCGAGCCCGCTGCCACTGTGCCAGCAGTCCAAGTCAGACTGATGCCATTACCGACTCCTGTCGCCGTCAGCACGGGTGCTATAGGTAGCGGCGGATGCGGATACACCTGTACCCATTCGCCAGCATTCTTCACTCGGATTGCACTTGTCACGGCAGCGTCACCCACATGTCCCCGTCGGAACCATCGCTTGCGGTCGGTACACGATCACTGACCGTGTACCCCTTCGCGCCTGCACCTTCTACCCACGCGGTACCGTCCCACGTGAGGACATCACCAACCTGCGGGTCTGTCAGAGTGACATCCGACAGGTCACCGAGTGCTGAGGGCGCTGCCTCACCTGCTGACCCAGCCACCCAACTTTCAGCGGTTGCGTCGTAGGTGAGGAGAGCACCGTCAGTGACGGGGTCAGTTACATCCACGTCCCAAAGGTCGGTCAGATGCGTGATCTTGTTGCCCTCATCGCCCGTACCCTCGATGGCGGCGAGGCGATCGCGAACGGTGGGGAAACGCCCCTGCGGGTTTGTGCCGAGCACCTGCTGAATGGACTCCACCGCGTTGTTTGCATTCGCATGCTGTTCGGCGTGAGGGACTTGAAGAGAGTCCAGCGGGTCGCCTGCTGTGGGGTTATTCAGGTTGTCGTAACCTGCTGGGTAGTTGCTTGCCATTCGTACTCCCTTAAGTCGGGCTGGATGAGGGCGGTCGTGGGTTAGGCCGTCACCACGGGTGCGTCAGCAGCAGCGACCGTGAACGGCACAGTGTTCGACTTCGCGTCCGAGTAGCCGACAGCCAGCGTGTGAGCGCCAGCGGCGACAGTCGCCAGGTTCAGGTTGAACGAAGCAGCAGTCGAGGTGACGCCAGTAGCGGCTCCGACATCGGTGCCATCGAGGTACACCTTGAGGCCAGAGGCGAACAGCGTGCCAGCGAATGTCACGGCAACCGTGCCACCCGTGACACCCGAGTTCGGGGTGGCAGAGGTCAGGTTCGGCTTGGCGTGGGCGACAGACACCGTGCGGCCATTCGACAGGACCGAGTTAGCGGGGACGCCAACCTTGAACTCGTAGGCCGTGAACGGGGCGTACTGCGACTTCGGCAGGGACACCGTGGCGCTGGTCGCTGACACGAACGTGAACGGCACCGAAGTACCCGTGCGGGTCACGGTCATGTTCGGGGTGAACTGCGTTCCAGCGAGGGTGACCACCATCGGGTCGGTGATGGACTCCCAAGCGGGAGCGGCAGGCGTGACAGACACCATCGTCGGGTTCGTTGCGGTCACGACCAGGTTCTTCGACGCCGTGAACGTCTCCCCCGTCATACCGACCTCGACGGTGTACGTCTTGGCAGTCGAAACCAGTGAGCGCGGCACAGACAGGTGCATCTCCGTGGCCGACACGAACGTCAGTGAGCGCAGGGCCGCGCCTCCGTCGATCTTGGCAACCATGCCGTCACGGAAGTTAGTGCCCTTCAACACCACGATGGTCGGGTCAGCCATCATCTGACGGTTGATCGACGCGGGGGTCAGGCTGGTCAGGGTCGGGTCAGCAGGCGGGGCAGGCGGCTCCACAGTCAGCGTCATCACGTTGCTGGACTTGCCGTCGGTGTTAGTCACCTTGACGGTGTGGTCGCCAGTTGCCAGGTCAGCAGCGGCCAGTGCAACGGTGATTGAACTCGCCGACACGAACGTAGAAGCCTTGCTGACACCATCGACAGCCACGGTCGGGGCGGTCAGGAAGTTACCGCCAGTGATCGTGACAGTCTCCCCATCGGCAGCCTGCGCGCTAGTGATTGTGACTGGCGACAGCGAAGAAATGAACGGCGGCGGCGGGGTAACGATGAACACCTTCTCGTTCGACCAGATGCCCTGCGAGACGTATCCGATCTTGACCGTATGCGCCGAGTTCCCAGGCAGCATCGAGGCGGGGACCAGGATCTCCGCAGTCGAGTTGCTGATGATGGTTGTCGGAACAGCCACGCCATCGAAGTAGGCCCCGCAGCCTGCGGCGAAGTTCAGTCCTGTGAGGGTGATCTTGGTCGGGTCAGTTGCGGGCGGGTCGATCTGCGACGGAGTGAGTGAGTTCAACACAGGAGCGACAGGCGGTGAGGTTACGGAGCCGATGGTAAAGGGCACCTCATTGGACCAGTAAGCACTACTGCCAACTCTGACGAGGTGAACACCTTCGGCGTACCTTGATTGGTCGAAGTTGTTCGACCTGAACTCACCAGAGTTGATGAACTCCGTGTACGGCACCTTCATCCGATCTATCTGCACAGTCATGTGAGAGGCGAAGTTGGCCCCTGTAACCACTAAGGACACTGTGAGGTCCGCGTTCTTAACCAATGTAGGCATAGTTTCCTTCTCAGGCAGTCGGGTGACCGTCGTAAGTGTGTGCAGGGCTTCCGTAGTTGATTCCGTCAGCGTCGTACGTGCCACCGCTGCTGCGAACCACGCGCGTCTGCATGCTCATCACGCCGCCCGCCAACGGGATCGACAGCGTGTCGATGATGTGACGCTCAATGGTGTTGTCAGGAAGTTGCACCGCAATCACGTCGCCAGGTTCCATCAGCGGGTTGTGCAGCGTCTGCAGTTGAATGCCGCGCGTCTGTCCCTTGTACTTGTCGAGCAAGGAACGCGCTGCATCAAGAGCCTGCGCCTCCGTGGTGATGGTTGACACCGTCTCTTCGGGGCGAGGCTTGCGCCCGAACGGTCCATCGAAGTACGTAGGCGACTCGGGATCAGAGTCGACAAGGTACACAATGCCACCGCCGCTATTGGGAGATTCCCAGCGAACGCCGACAGCGTTGTACTGCTCACGTCGCGAGAACGTCGTCTCCTCCGAGACCAGCACGCCGCTATCGCCAGCGTCAACTTCCCACACTGGAATGTGACTGTCGACCACGGGTTGCACCGTCCACCGCCCGAGATGATCGGGTGCCACGCGGGTGTTGATTGCTACCGCGAGTGCTTGAATCGCATCCCAACGGCTGCCAGTGAAGACAGTGCCGTCAGGCGGAAGGGACGTTCCATCGACGCCTTCGTTGATGATCCACTCGGGCGGGTTAGTGCTGGGGTATGCCACGTTGACTAGATCCTGAATGGCCTCTAGGTACGTCAGTTTCGTGTTGTCGATGCTGAACGGTGCATACGGAGTGATGAGGTAGAAGTCTGCAATCCGAGTACCAGGATCGTACGCCGCAGTGACCTGCAGCGAGCCTGAGACAGCAGCCTTCACGGACTCGTCCACGCGCAAGCGCGCCAACGTCACCCACTCCTCCGAGAGGTCTGGGTAGATCAAGCCCCACTCGATCTCAAGTTCAGCGGACTTCGCTGTGAGCGCCTCAAAGAAGTCACGGGCCGCGTCGCCAGTGACAGCACTTGCGATGGTTGACTCGAGGGTAGACACCTGCATCTGAGCCTGCCGCACGATGTTGCGGGAGTTGTCAATCGTCAGCGTTCCGTCGACTACACCGAAGTGACCGTTGAACTCGTACTCCCCCAACTCGTTGGGGAGGTACAGCCCGATGCGGACCCTGCGGCTGTGAGAAGACCGCAGATGCGTCTTGAACTTATCGCTTGCACCCAGCATCACTTCACCTGCAGTCTCAGCCAGGTTATACCTGCCTGCTTAAGGCTGTCCCACGACACGCTCTCCGACCAGAGGTCTCCCCAAGTGCGGAAGGCGGGGCCGACGAAGTCAGCGGGCGGTGGTGCGACACGGCGGAACTCGAGATCGAAGTAGCGCTCGGGGGCGTGCCCGATAGGCGAAATACGCCGCTCCGTGACATTGCCAACCGCGAGATACCACACGTCGGAGAAGCCATAGTTCGGCTGATGCGGCGAGAAGGCCAGCAGCCCACCGTCGTTCAACAGTTGGTAGAGGCCGAAGCGCTCCCCATCGGTGAGGGTCGCGAGTGTGAGAGTCCCTGTAGGGAAGGAGCGCACGTCGGATACGACCACCGCATCACGGCGACCGACAACCTGCACAACATCCTGACGGCTCTCAGACACCAGGCTTGGGACACTGACGACGATTACCTTCTGAACGGCGAGCGGGTTAGTGAGCCCGAACACGACATCACCGCCGCGATCGATCTCGCTTGAAAGTGTTACCAGATCCGAGTTACGAGTCTGGGTGCCGTCACTGACCACCGCATAGTACGAAATCGGCGTGTTCTGCGGGGCCTCGTAGTCGGCAGCGATCAGAGAGTTGACCGCTTCCTTCTTGAAGGCCCCGCGAACAGCCTGCGTACCGTCGGGGGTGAGTCGGTTGATAGTCGCTTCGGTCATGCCTTCGCACGTGAGCGTAAGAACAACCCAGCGCGAAGTCGGGTCCAGTTCCGAGGTGAAGGTGATCTCACCTAGAGCCATTAGTACCTCCTACCCGAAGTGACATAGTTGAGCGAACTGCCGTCGGCAGCCGCGACACGGACATCGATCATGTCCGTCAGTTCACGGTCGCCGATGTAGACGCGAACATCAGGCACCGACTGGCCTGATCCATTGAGGCTCGGAAGAGTTGCGTTCGACATGTTGAGCGAAGCCACCTCCACGCGGGAGAGTGACGACTCCATGCCGATTGCAAGCCCTTCGCCCACCCAAGCGCCGTACTGCTCCATCACCTTCGATGGAGAGTTGATCTTGAGGGCCTTCGAGATCGTTGAAGAGACCTTGTTCGCAATGCGCTCAGCCGCCGCAACAACCAACGGCTCCATCTCCTCGAGACCCTTGATGAACCCATCCATCGCGTTCTTACCAAGAATCGCGGTGTTCTTCGGGTTCTTCGGGTCCGTCAGTTTCGCCAGGCTCTTTTCGATGGACGCACTGATGTCAGCCGCCGTCTTAGCGTTGGCTTCCAACTGCGCCTTGAGCACCAGCGAGTGAGCGTCAGTGGCATCTGCCACAGCCTTGAGGTCAGCATCGAGCGCTGCCTTCTTCATCTGGTAGGCAGCCTGCGTATCAAGCAGCGCCTGATTCGCAGCATCCTTAGCGATCTGCATCTGATTGACGAACGCCTGCTGCTGAGCAATCCCCGCATCGAACCACGTCTGCGACGCGTTCCGCTGGATACCTGCAGTCACCGAAGCGAGTTCGGTCTGAATCGAGTTGATCTCGTCAATCGACTGCTGCGAACCGTTCACCAGATCGGTCATGACCTGGCTGGTGGCCTCGGGGCCTTGCGAAACAAGATCCTGCAGCAGCGTGCTGCTCAGACCCCTGGCCTGTAGGGCCTTGATGTTGGCAGCCCAGTCCTTGAGCGTCTGGAGACGCTCGGCCATCTGATCCTTGAGAGATGCAGTCTTCTGCTTCTCCGTGGAGATGAACGAGCCGACGTTGTCAAGGCGCGTATACTCGGTGATCGTCTTCGCGGACAGTTCAAGTGCATTGACGAACGAACGAGCAGAGTCGCGGATTCCGTTCAGGAACTCATCACGAGCGGACACCAGGTCGGCCAACTTCGCGTTAGCGTCGTCGTATGCCTGGGTGGCCTTGTCGAGCATGGACTGTGCCTTGGAGATCGCGCCCTCAATGGCGTACCCACGGGCATCGAAGGTGCCGTTGTAGGCGGCGTCGAGTGCGTCCATCTGCGACTGCAGACGGTCAGTCTCGGTCTTCTGCCAGGTATCGAGTTCCTTAGCAATCCGCTCGTTCTCGCGAGCGAGATCGACCAGGCGCTGAGTGTCTTCCTTCAAGCGGTTCAGCATGGAGTCGCGCTCGGCGGCTGCCTTAGCGGCAGCAGCCTTGCCACCAGCCTTGGGGCTTGCAAAGACCCTGTAGTACTTGGTGATCGCAGCAGACACGGTGTCGAACATGCCGATGATCGACTTGATGTTGCCCTGGTAGTTCGACGAAGCGTCTCCGAAGGAGAATGCCTCAGCGATCTTGCTCATCTCGCCGAACGGCTGAGCGGTGAGCCCCTTGAGTTCCTTGAGCGCTTCCTTGAAGTCGTTGATCAGTTCACGCATGAACTTGATCCACTCTTGCCACTTCTTCAGGCGCGGATCCTTCTTGGAATCGCCAGTGGTATCACCGACAGTATCCTCGAAACCAGGAGTAGGGCTTGTCTTGAATCCGTTACCGCCAGGTGTGTACCCGATGTTCTTGCCGAAAGAGACTTCCTTGAACTTCGGGAAGTTCATCACCAAGCCAGCCCAGGCATTACCTGCCGCTGCCGCGCTATTGACGAATGCGCCACCAGCGATGTTGGCACCCTCGACCGCAGCGTTCGCCATCGTCTTGATCGACTCGGTAGCGGACTTCATAGCATCCTGCCACGGGCCAGGCACATACGAGGCAACCTCGATGATGCCGCCCAACTTGTCGAGCACCTGACCGACGACCAACTGGATTGCAGCCCATACGCCGTTGACCACCAACATGAAGGTGTTCCACAGCGCACGCATCACCGCAAAGGTGATCGAGGCAACGTAACCAATGAGATTGATCGCCTTGGCAATGGTCTGCGAAATGCTCGCAGCGGTGCCCTCAGCGTCGGCGCCCATGTCGCCCATAGACTGCTTGAAGTACCCAACAACCTGCTCCCAGGCTTGGGCGATGTACTCGAAGTTGAAAGCCTTGATGAAGTCCTTCACCCATTGCAGGATCGGCTTCAGAGACGCCAGCAACCCACCAAAAGCGTTAGACATCTTGACGTTGGCAATGTCCTTGATGTTCGAGATCATGCCCTTGGCGGACTCGTTCATCTTCTTGGCGGTCTCTTCGGACGACTTACCCACCTTGACGATCGCGGGAAGCAACTTGTCAGCGGTCGCATTACCCGAGGCAACCATCTTCTGGAACTCGCCAGTGGTCATCCCCAGTGACTTAGCCAACTTGTCAATGCCAATCGAGGCATTCGCCAACTGCTTGATGTCCTGCGTGTACGCCTTGCCCTGTGCGTTGATCTGACCGATAACGTAAGCCAGGCCCTGAATCTGCCCAGTAGACAGGTTCACCGCCGACCCGTAGTCAGCCATGAACTTGACGAGGTCTTGGCGCATGGTCTGGCTGGTGATGCCGAACGCCATGAGTTGGCGGTTAGCCTCCATGATCTGGTCGGTCGGCACAATGCTCGTCTGAGCAAGCGACTGCAGGAACGCGACTTCCTCTGTGGCTGCCTGAGCAGAGCCCAGCATGCCCTCGAACGAAATCTTCAACTGCTCGAGATCGGCGGCAGCACTAACACCAGACTTGGCGATAGCCGCACCGATGCCCGTGAGAGCAACACCGACAACGACTGGTGCGGCGGCGATAGCCGCGATCAGCCCAGCCATTCCAGCAGCGGCACCCCCAGCAGCGGGGGCTATGCCCTTGAGTGCAGTGCCGAGCGAACCCGCAGCCTGGCTCGCACCAGCGAGGAAGCCGAGCGGGTTTCCGTAGCGCAGGTTGATGAATGCCTGCGAGGAGCGGAACATGGCGGCTTCCAGAGCCTTCATTGGCTTGGCTGCCGACTGAGCGCGGAGCCCAACCTCGGCGACACCCCGCGCGGCCTTGTTCGCCTCGGTGCTGACCTTGCCCGCAGCAGCGGCAGTCTTCTGCAGCCCCGACGCCGTAGCGTTGGCGTTACCACCCATCGTGTTGATGTTGTTCTTGACCTCGCGGACCTTCTTGTCGAGAAGATCCAGTTTCGTGATCGCAGGACCGATGTTGGCATCAACAGCAACCCAAAGGCGACCTACGCCAGCACTTTGACCAGCCACGCTCAACTCCTAGATTTCAGTGCGAACTCTCGCGGGGTCATCGCCTTCGGCCTGAGATCCTTCTCATGCGGGCGCGGAACATGCAATGGCTTACCAACATTCTTGGCACCATTGGCTTTTGCAGTAAGTAGATACAGCGCGTGCAGCAGTTCAAGGATGGAAGCAAGCAACTCATCCGACTGCGACCACCGCGTCTCGTGGCGGATGACAGCGTCCTCCAGAGCGTCAAACATCTCGGGATCATCCGTGATGGAGTCTGGAGGCACGCCCATCATCACCGCTAGATCAGCGACGCGCCTTAAGTAGGGTTTGTATCGCCCTCGGTGTCGTCGACAGGCTCAATGTCGTCAACGATCTCAAGCCACTCATCGAACGTCTTCTCAGTGTTCGACGAAAGCCAAGCCAATTTGTACGACGACTCAATGCTGGCGGAAAGTCCGCCGCCCTCGCGCTCGACCTTGAGGATGTGCTTCGGCTTGACCGTGTAGGTCTTCTTCGCGCCGTCCTCGTACTGAACTGTGAACTGGGTTGCCATGTGTTTCTCTCTTCCGTAGCCGATTGATTGCAAGCGCAAGCCCCGCCCTCCTTGTGAGAGGACGGGGCCAGCAGCGTTAGTTAGACCGTGGTGTCCGCAGCCGCAGTAGCGGTGCTGGTGGAACCCGAGGTCGATCCCTTAGTAGTCGCTACAACGGGATCAGGAGCGGGCGCAGCAGGTGCTGCAAACGCTTCATCGTTCGTGAGGATCTCGTACGCAGGGGTTGCCGCGAGAACACCGAACTTGATCGGGTAGGTGACTGCACCCGAACGGGTCAGGGTGAAGGTAACCTCGCCCTCGACCTGAACACGCGCGAAGATGTAACGGTACGTGACGTCACCATCGGTGAACTCGATCACGATCGAACGCTCTTCGTTGGTGCCACTAGAAGCGGGGGTGAACTTGAACTCGCCAGCAGAGCCAGTGACGGTGCCGCCACCGAAAGCGGTGGTCAGAACGTCAGAGTTTGACTGCATGAGAGCAAATTCAATGCTCTTCGGCTCCTTGAGAGTGAGCACGCGAACCTTGTCACCCTGCCAGGCGTTCAGATCCTCGGTCTCACGACCGAACGTGAAGGTGACACCGTCCTCGGTGACGTAGCCGAGATCGACCCAGTCATCGGTAAGAGCGGTGGATGAATCAGTCGGAAGGGCAGTGCCCTTCGGGGCCACGTAGACGTGACCAGTTCCTGCGACGCGGACTTCCGCACCATCAAGAGCCATTTACTTCTCCTTAGATACTGCGCGCCGTCATCTGAACGGTCACGACATTGCGATACCGAGTAGGGGTCCAAGCCCCGTCCTCAACTGGGGTAATGCGTTGGGCTTCGCTGTATGCGACCACGCCCTCTGGCTGACCGCCGACAACTGCATTCACTGCAGCCTCGACAGCACAAGCGATCTGGAAAGACTCCGCAGGATCAACTGCGTGAACATCCGCCGAGACCGTCAAGTCCCACCACTGAGTCGTGGGGGCCGTGGTCGGACGACGCGAGATCGACCGAACCAAGATAAGAGGTGTCAGCGAATCAGGAGGGATGAAGCCCCCGAAGATTCTTCCTGACACAGCAGCACTGACCGAGTCATCCTCGAGCAGTGTGCGAACAACAACAGTTACGGGATCGAGGCTCATCAGGCCCTACTCTTCGACTTCTTGCTGAGGCCAGTGAACAGAGTTCCACCGAGCGCCAACACAGCCTTCGTCATCGGGTACAAGCCAGGCGTCTTGCCGCTGCCATACTCCGTGACATTCGCCGAAGCAGCACCGCCGACAGGAGACACGAGCGCAACACGAATCGTCGACCCGCGCATGAACTTCTTACGCGGAAAGTCAACGCCAGCATCAACACGCTGCACAGTGTTGTAGTAGGTCGTCAACTCCGACGACTCCGACAGGTTCGCGGGTGACTCACTGGCGATCACTGACTTGGTCTCATCAACAACCATGTCAGCAACCCTGTTGATCGTTTCCTGCAAGGCAGGAGTCGCCGCTGCGGCGCGGTTAGCGCGCCCGAACGGGCCCGAGTTCCTTACGGTCTCGTAGCCAGCCTTTGCTCTAATCATCCGATCCCCCTGCGAAGGTAAAGGGCGTAGTACTGCACGGAGCGCCGTAACGGGTTCCAATGCGGCATCGGCTCACCATCCATCTGGTAGCGAATGCCGTCGACGACCACGGACTCGATCGAAGTGATCGACACCGACGGTTGAACGATGACCATTGCGTCGCTCGACATGACTTCGCCACCAGCGACGTACGTGTTGGATCGGCGGGGACGGAAGTACCCCTTGATCGTCACAACGGAACTCGACACTCGCGGCGTGTTGTATGCAGATACCGAATCCTCGACTCGGTAGTGAATCTCGATGTCCTGCGACATCATGTGAGCAGGAATCATCAGTCCTCCTGATACGGGACCGCCAGTGGGCGCAGTTCAGGCATCGTCACCGCGACGGACTTAACGGCGCCACCACAGCCAGAGGACGACGTGATGATGCGCTGCTCCGACGGAGAGAACGGGCCAGTGCTAGATGAGCCTGCGCCAGAAACCAATGTGTACGAGTACTCGCCGATGGTCTCCTGCTTGATACCACGCGGGTTGTCAGCGGAGCGCGCAAGTGCGGCGACAAAGATCGCCTGAACGTCAGGCGGAAGAGATGCGAAATCAGTCCACTCGGACTTCTTGCACGGAGCCATGAGGCGCACGTACGCCATAGCCTCAGCAGATGCCTGCTCGAGCCAGTCCGCATCGACAGGCTGACCAGTGCGCGCCTCAATGGCAGCAGCGAGGTCGGCGTCGTAAGCCATAGAGCCTCCTAGTTAGAAAGTGAACGGAGGAGAGGGCCGATTACTCGACCCCCTCCCCCGAAGGAACTACTTGGTCGTGGCTGCCGCAACGACGGGGACAGCGCTATCGTTGAGCGCCAACTTCACGACGGCCTCGCTGGTGAGCAGAGCGCCACCAGTGAGCATGTCGAAGGAAGCAACGGTCTGCTTCTTCTGCACGTCGTAGTCGATGACGGTGCGCATTGCGACACCCTCGAACGTCTGTGCGGAAGCGGTGCCGCCCATCGTCTCCATTGCACGGGAGACAAAGACTGCTGCGTCCTGGCCGAAGAGGAAGCCCTCTTCTGCACCGACGTACGGGGACTCGTACACGGTCGCACCAGCGACGCGACCGATGATCGCGTTGCGGAGCGCATCCGAGGAACCCGAAGCGTCAACGCGAAGCAGGTTCTCGCTCTTCTTGAGCGCTGCTGCCATCGTGGTGCCCACAACGATGTTGCGGTTCGCCATCGAGACCTTGTTGGCATTCAGAATGGCAACGGCATCGATCAGCGACTGCACGGGGGATGCAACCAAGATGTCAGCGGTCAGCGTTGCGGTCTTGAGGATGTCGATGCACAGAGCCTCGGCCTTCTCGGCCAGAGCGATCGTTGCGGGGTAGGTGACCTGCTGACCGAAGTTGGTCAGGCTCAGGGTGACCTGCTCGGCGGTCAGAGCAACCGACACGTCCCAAATCTTGTCGATCTTCACGGGCACGGTCGTCTCGACGATGTCCTGAATCTCGATGCCAGTCGCGCGGTTAAACGCCTTAGCGGCGAACGACGCGGGCTTGCGGACGTTGACGGTGTCACCGACAGCGAGCGAACCACTGACGCCAGTGTCGAAACGGAGCAGACTCGGAAGCAGAATCTGAGTGTGCAGAAGACCAAGTGCCTGCGAGCAGACGGGGCCTACCTGCTGGGTGATAAGGGCATTACCTGCCATGTGTTTCTCCTAGATGAAGCGCCCGTACGGGCATTGAGCAGCCACGCACGGGCGTGCGGGCCTGGATTAACGACTGCCGCGTACTGCAGCAGCCAGTTCAAGCGGATTGGAAGGTGCATCAGCGTCACCAACGACGCCTGCGCCAGTCGCATCAGGGGAAGGCTTCGCCTTAGGGGCGAACTGACCCTTGAGACCCTCGAGAAGAGCGTCAGCATCCGCTGCCATCTCTTCCTCAGTGTCCCCACGAAGTCGATCCACCAATGACGGCGGAAGGTTCTTCGACTGTGCAACCTTGAAACGGAGCATTTCGCCCTTGAGGGTGTCGCGCTCCTGTTGTGCCGAAGCCAGCGCCTCAGCCATACGTTCCTGCTCGCTCTTCTGCGACTGCACGTACTCGTCGTACTTAGCAGCCTTATCGGCGAGTTCCTTGTTCTGCGTGCGGTACTTCGCCGACTCCTTACGGAGTTGACGGACATACTCAGCATCGAAGGACTGGCCCTCGTCGGCAGTGTCGGCGTCGACAGTTACGTCTTCACTGACCGTCTCATCCGAAGCCACGGCCTCGGTTGCGTTCTCCACATTGACTTCACTCATTGCACCCTCCAGGGGTCTCGCATCACTCCATCTAGGAGTGGAACCCGCCACACGGCGGGAGTCTTTGGTTATAGATTCGCGAAGAAGTCTTCGCGCGACAGAAACGTCTTCTGAGCCATAATCCGACCCAGTTCGTACTTCCTGCCAGTCTTCTTGTGCGACCAGATCGCAGCCGCATACGCATCGGAATCACCGACGACCACATTGCGGAACGCCTTGTTGCTCGGAACAGGGAACAACGTGCACCGACAATGAGCATGAACCGTCGCATTGCCGTCCACACGGAACGGACGCGGACCTCGGTGATTGTCACGCGAGTGCGTGAACGAGTCGCGGTAGTACACCGCTCCCTTGGTAGCCAGCATCAGGCAGAACGAGCATGCACCAACAGACGGCACGCGGATGTACCGCTGCACGCCTGGCATCACGTCGCCTATGCCCTGCCGCATACGCTGCGTGTGACTCGTGTTCCGACGCGCCCGACGAGTCTCAGCATCAAACTCAGCAGAGCGATGCTCCTTAAGCCACTGCTCCCACTCAGCATCACGCGCGGCCCAGTCAAGGTCATTCGTGTCAGCCTTGAGGACATCCACTGCCGCCTTGCGGAACTCATCATGGACAGCGTCAGAGACAGCCTCCATGAGGTGTGCCTTGGTCATCTGCATCGCGAGGTCAGCAGGCATGCCGTTCTCAATGCGGTGAAGAATCGCGGAAGGCGCACTGCCGAGCAGATTCTGCACAGGCAAACCAGACGGTAAACGCAAGTTTCGCTGCTCAGCCTCAACAGGAACTGCAATCCCATGCAGCCCCGCACCAGTGCCCAGCGCCAGCGTCGACAGATACACCGCCATCGTGTTGCGGCCCGCCATCTGCTGAGCAGCGATCAACTGGGCATACAACGGAGCGACACGAGGCCACTCGCGCTCGAAATTGCTCAGCGTCACCATGTTCAGGATCTGACTAGCAATCACCACACCCTGGCGACGATAGGTCTCCAGTTCACGGATGATGCGCGCACGCTGCTGAGCAGTGAAACGCGCACCCGTCATCGTGCTCACGGAGCACCGTTAGCCGACCCTGCACCAATCGGGGCCTGGCTCGGAGCCATACCGAATGCGGCAGCCGAAGTAGCAGCAGCAGTCGCCTGCTCCTTAGCCGAGGCATCCATCACACGCTTGATCGCCTGCGGAGTGAGACCGAGGCGCTCGAGTAGGAACTCCATCGGAAGGCCCATCGAGCGGAGTTTCAAGGCACCATCAACGCGCTGCGCATCAGAACGACGCTCAAGATCAGCCCACAGCACCTCAGCATCATCAGCGATCTCGTACCCGACGATGTTGCCACCGAGACGCGCGGCGTACTCGATAGCCTCGCCCCACTGCAACTGGCGCTCCTGCACCTTCGCAGCAAGACCAGCCTCGAGAGCAACAAGTGCCTCAGCGGAGATGTTGGAGATAGTGTGCGGAGCCAGCAGATGCGGCGGAGTCTGTGAAACAGCAGCAGCCTGGCGAATGTCATCCTCAACCGCACGCAGATGAGCGTCGAACGGAGACTCCGACCACTCACCGAAGCGAGCATCGGGATTCTCACTAACCACAATCTGGTCAACACCGACGCGGAACGGCGGAATGGCATTGCCTTCCTCGTCCTGCTCAATGCTGATGCCACTGATGTAGCGCTGGCGCCACGAAGCAGCGCGCTGCACCAGAAGGCGGTCAGCGATCGTCTGCAGAATGCGGCGCTGAGGTGACGCAATAAGCGAGATCTCGCTCATGTCACGCCCGCGCGAGTCAAGACGGTTCGGGAAGCGCACCAGCGGCGTAGCACCAGCATTGTGCGGCGTTTCCTCGACAACGACCCAGCCACGCTCCCAGTCCTTGGTCGACCTACGCAGCGCGTAGATCACCTCGTCCGTGTAGAGCCAGCCGTAGTCATCAACCGTCTTCGCGCCGAGCAAAACCTTCGTCGGGTCAGTTGGGTCGTACTTCACCGACAGGTTCAGGGGTGACTCTGCCGAGAACTTCGGCATGTCACCATTCGGGACCACCGACAGGAAGCCCGAGCCAAAGATCATGGCGTCGCGGTACAGCAACGTCTGCCGAGCATCGAAGTTCGACGACTGCAGCCACTGCCACACCGTGTCATCGTTCTGACCAGTGCCAGTCGAGCGGATACCTTCGATCTGCAGGCGGTCAACCACCGCAGACACGATCAGCGCACAGATGTTGAGGTCAGCGCGGGAGAGCAGATCCTGATACTCCTGCGCGAGCATCGAACGGTTGACACTGGGCAGGTACGGAGGCTCAAACTCGCCTCGGTGGTACTTGTCCCACTGCTCCAACTGCTCCCACTTGGCATTGCCGATCAAGTCGACGAATGTCTTGACAACTTCCATGCGCCCCTCCAAGGCTGACGGCGCATCCAACGCCTAGAACGCGAAGACCTTAGGCTTCGGCTTGCGGTACTCGTCTTTCCAGAACTCGGCACGATCAAGTGCCATAACTGCACACACCGCAAGGTCGATCTTGCGAGAAGTGCCGCGCGATTCCTTCACCAGGCGAGAACCACGGTTATCGACCTTGAGCATGGCGTTCGAGATGTGACGCGCCAGGCGCAAATCTCCGTCATGCTGAATGGTCTTATTCACCACGCCCTCGTACATGCGCGAGGTAGCGGGGCCCATGCGGTTAGCCGTCTGCGGGAACTCCACGACAGGCAGGCGTTCATCAAGAAGAACCTGCATCGTGCGCGCCCAGCGGTACGGGTCACATGCGATCTCAAGGACATTCCACGTGCGTGCGCACTCGCGGATACGGTCCTCGACATCGAGAACGTCAACAGTCCAGTGCTCATCCGCGTGTGGCGGGCGCTCCCAGACACCAGCGACGAAGATGTGTGGCTTCTCGTCTTCATTGACGGGAATCTTCACACCGACGAGCGCCGTCGTATCGTTGTTGTACGAGCCGTCAAGGGCGAGAACCACGGGATCACCGAGGCCAACCTCAGCCGTACCCTGAACTGCGTCCCAGGCACCAGTCGGGAGCCATGCAGTTGCGGTGTCGACCCACAGATTGAGTCGCTTCGTACGGAACTCAGCCTCAGGCGTGCGAAGCACAGCAGCCGCGAAGTCTTCGGGGTCTTGGATGTCTCCGAAGCCAGGGTTCGCCTGCTTCCACACCTCGGGATCGCGGTGATCAGCATCGATCTTCTTCGGCGCCCACCAGGCCATGCCGAACGACGGGTCTTCAACCTCACCAGCCGCTACACGGACGCCGTAGTTGAACATCCCATAGCAGAGCGATTCGTTTCCGAAGCGGTCGTACTTGACGCCCGCCGTCGTGATGCCAACCATCTGCGGATCAGGCCGTGCAGCCATTGCGAGGCTGAACACGTCCCACAGTGATCGGTCAGGCAGGGCGTGAACCTCGTCCACGATGACGTAGGTCGGGTTCAGGCCCTCGAGTTGCGGGGCCTCAGCAGCCATGACGCGCATCACCGAGTTAGTACCAGGCACCTCGATGGCGTCGCGGTACAACTTCGTCATACCAGACAGTTCAGGATCGAGTTCGACCATGCGTCGGGTAGTACCGAAGACGATACGGGCCTGCTCACGGGTCGTGGCGACAGTGAACACCTCACCGCCGTCGGCACCGAGGATCAACTCGTAGAGAGCGAGACCAGACAGCAGTGCGGACTTACCCGACTTACGCGGGAGACCGATCAGAGCCTGGCGGAAACGCTTCTTGCCGTCAGCGCGACGCGACAGCGTCCAGTCCATCAGATGTGACTGCCACGGGCGCAAGTGAATGTGCGAACCCGTCTTACCACCGACGGAGTCCTTCACCACGCGCGCGTAGTTCTCGATGAACTGCGTCGCGAGGTCGCCGTCACCGCGCTTCATCTCGGCAGCAGATGCCTTCGTGATGTAGCGGGGAGGCCAACCGTTCGCGGCACTCACTTCGCGTCCTTGAGCGCCTTCAACTTCTCGAGAGTTGACTGCGCCTTCACCTCAGCGAGGCCCAGGCGCGAGCGGTCAGTCGGAGTCAGCCCGAGGAGGGACAGCATCTTCACCATCTCAGACTCGATAGTCGAGATCATGCCCACCAGTGGGTTCGCGTATGCGTAGCCCTTGTCGGTGAAGAGGATGAAGGCGTTGTTCGAGTTTGAGAGTTGCTCGACCATCTCAGCGTGGCGATCGACCTTCGCGCAGTACGCAGCGAGCAGGTCAAAGTCAGTAGCGCCAGTCCAGGCACGAGCAGTGTCGAGGATGCGGTTCCAAGCCTCGAGGCCCTTCTCCCCCAGGTCCACTGGAGGCTCAGCCACTGCACCGATGATGGCGATCTCGCCAGGCTTCGGTAGGGCGCGCTTGCCAGGGTTGCCGAGTGCACGCTTGCGCTCGATGGGGACGGGTGCGGTCATGGAATGCCTCCTGGGCGGTTGTGCCGCATCAGGCGGCGAGAGGGTAGAACGTCCGCTTATCGGACACTGCCAGGGGGGCAGAGTGCGGCGGCATGTGTGGCGTGGGCGCGGGGGGGCGGCTCGCGTGGGCGGGATGGGTGCCCCCCACGGTAGGCACGTCCCCCGCGTGACGTAGGTCACACGAAAGGATGGAACGCGAGACGTTTAGCGCACGTCAAACGGGGAAGGCTTGAGACATGAGGCGCAAGGCCTCACCTAA